TTCAACAGGATGGTTCGCTATTGCAGCCCCTCCCTCAGCACCAACATCAGTTGTTGCAACAAATCAAGGATCAGGCCGAGCATTTAATAATGGCTCTGCCTCAGTAGCATTTTCGGCGGGAACTACTGGTGGAATAACATCATCTTTCATAGTTACCCCATCTCCTTCAACATCTCCTTCTACATTTACAGGTTCTTCATCTCCAATCACAGTAACTAATCTTGCATCAAACACACAGTATACTTATACAGTTGCATCAACTAGCCCATATGGTACATCTGCCGCTTCATCCGCCTCATCTGGCGTAACTGCAACAACTGTGCCACAGGCTCCAAGTATTACATCTGTAACTGGAGGAAATTTACAGGTATCGGTTGCGTTTTCTGCAAATGGTACAGGAGGATCCTCTATTACAGGATATTCAATTACTTCAAGCCCAGCAAGCACGACTACAACACAGTCCGCCTCATCATCTCCTTATACATTTACTGGATTAACTAATGGAACCGCATATACATTTACGATTACAGCAACTAACGCTAATGGAACATCGGCGGCAAGTTCCGCAACTAGTTCTGTGACACCAAATGGCGATCCAGCTTCTGGAGGAACCCTTTATACATCTGGAGGATATTTTTATAGAGTATTTACATCTACTGGAAATCTTGTTGTAGATAGATCATTAACTGCAGACGTACTACTTGTTGCAGGAGGAGGAGCAGGTGGACGTAGACATGGCGGCGGCGGAGGAGGCGGAGGAGTCTCTTTTCAATCTTCAAGATCTGTTTCAACAGGAACTTATACAGTAAGTATTGGAGCGGGAGGCACAGGAACAAATAGTGGTGCCCCCACTGTTGGAACAAATTCTACATTTAGCACAATTACTTCTAATGGAGGTGGCGCAGGCGGAGGTAATGGCGGAACAATAAATGGAGGTTCAGGAGGTGGTGGTCACGTAAGTTCTTCCCGTGGTACTACAACACAAAGCAGTACTGGTGGGGCAACTGGATATGGTAATAACGGAGGTTTTGGCACTGGTGCTGGTTCTGGTCCTTGGGGTGGCGGCGGAGGCGGCGGAGCGGGGGCCGCTGGATCGGCAGCATCTGGTAGTACAGCTGGAAATGGTGGAAATGGAATTTCAGGAACAACAAATGCAATTATTAATAATATGGGACAAGTTACTAGCACTGGACAATTATCTGGAGGAAATTATTTTTATGCAGGTGGCGGCGGCGGAGGCCCATTTAGTCCTGGTTCTGCTGGTTCTGGTGGTTTAGGTGGAGGAACTTCTGGTGGAATAGACTCTACAAGAACTACCGCAGGTACTGCTAATACTGGTGGCGGTAGTGGAGGAAATGGCCCAGATAATGGAGAAACTGGTAATGGCGGTTCAGGAATTTTTATAATTAGATACACACTATAACAGTTAGGAATTAAATGATATTTCATGTGGTAAGTTTACCGCATACTCAAACAACAGATCAATATTCTAGCTGTGCATTTACATCTAAAATAATTGGTTTTTGTAAAATGATGAAGTCTATAGGTCATACTGTATATTTATATGCTGGAGAAGAAAATCAGACTCCATGTGACGAATTGATTACTTGTATTACTGAAGAACAAAGAAAAGAAGCGGTAGGAAATAATCATTATACCTCTGCCTCATTTGATATTAATTTACCACATTGGCAAATATTTAATAATAATGTAATTAATGAAATTAAAAAACGGGCAGGACAAAAAGACTTCCTTTGTTTTATAGGTGGAACTTCTCATAAACCAATTGCAGATGCCTTACCAGAATTTATGTCAGTAGAATTTGGTATAGGATACGGATCCACATTTGCTAAATATAGAGTATGGGAATCATATGCCTGGATGCATGCAAATTATGCTGGATATAAAGATCCAACAACTGTAGATGGATTATTCTATGATGAGGTAATTCCAGGTTATTTTGATCCTACAGAATTTAAACTACAAGAAGATAAAGAAGATTATTATTTATATCTGGGAAGATTAATAGATCGTAAAGGATACAATATAGCAGTAGAAGTTTGTAAGAAATTAAATAAAAGATTGATACTTGCTGGTCCTGGAACCCCTCCAGAATATGGAGAATATGTTGGAGTAGTTGGTCCAGAAGAAAGAAGGAAATTAATGGGTGGAGCAACAGCATTATTTGCACCCACTCTTTATTTAGAGCCATTTGGAAATATAGTTCCAGAAGCACATTTTTGCGGCACCCCAACAATAACTACAGACTGGGGAGCATTTACAGAAACTAATATTAATGGATTAACAGGATATAGATGTAGATCATTTCAGGAGTTTTGTGATGCTACAGAAAAGGTAAAATATTTAAATCCAGCACAAATATGGCGGAGGGCAGTAGACACCTATTCCCTTGAAATAACCGCCCAAAAATATGATAAATACTTCAATAAATTACTTACCTTATGGGATGATGGCTGGTATAGTTATAAACCTGAGAGTGGTATAATTTAAAAATGACTACAGCCAAAGGCTTTCGCTATCCAGTATATTCAGATACTCCAGATGTTCCAAGAGACTTAGAGTATTTAGCTGAAGATGTAGATGCTTATTTAACCGCTCATCCAGGACCAACTGGCCCATCAGGCCCATCAGGCCCATCAGGTCCATCAGGTCCATCAGGTCCATCAGGTGTTTCAGGCCCATCAGGTCCATCAGGTCCGTCAGGTGCAACAGGTGCTACTGGTCCCACAGGGCCAACTGGCGCAACTGGTCCGTCAGGTCCATCAGGAGCAACTGGAGCACAAGGAGCGGGAGTAACAATACTTGGTAGCTATGCTACATTAGGTGCATTACAAACAGCACACCCAACAGGAACTATTGGAGATGGATATGTTGTTGGCCCAGATTTATATGTTTGGGATGGATCACAATGGTTAAATGTTGGACCATTACAAGGACCAACTGGACCAACAGGACCTCAAGGTGTAACAGGTGCTACAGGCCCATCAGGACCATCAGGACCATCAGGCCCATCAGGCCCATCAGGTCCACAAGGTAATACAGGAGATACAGGTCCTAGTGGCGCACAAGGAGTTTCAGGTCCATCAGGATCAACAGGCCCATCAGGTGCTACAGGCCCATCAGGTCCACAAGGTGCTACAGGCCCATCAGGCCCATCAGGCCCATCAGGCCCATCAGGCCCAAGTGGTTCTGTTTCTACATCAACAGGATGGGTTTCTATAATTACAGCACAATCAGTAAGTACAGGAACTACAGTTACACTTTCTGGTCTTTCCTCTTATAATAGACTTAAAATATTATGGAATAGAAATTCAACTTTTGGCGGAACTTTAGGATCTCCAGCCGATAATGGATTTACACAACTTGTTACTATGTCATTTAATGGAGGAGGAGCCGCAAATGAAAAATTTGGTTATTCTCAATTAGAATGGATAGGATATCGTCCAGATTCTACATATTATGGTGGCACAGGTTCTTCTGGTACTTATTTTCAAGGATACGTTGGGGGCTCGTTCAGCGCTCCATTATCATCAGATCCAGGTTTTTATCTTTGTCCAGTTAGTGGTGGTGGTTGTCAACTTGAAATTTTTGATAATTTATCAACTACTAATGCAAAATCATATAATTTTATGTTAACTGGCAGGCCTAGCGTTACATCTAATGGATATCCAATGGTTAGATATGTAAATGGAATTTGGGATAGTACATCTCCAATAAGTTCAATTACTTTTGATTTAATAATAGGTTCTGGAACATGGGGTGGCAGCGGCAGTACAGCTACATATTTTTCAGTTTTAGGGAGTACAACATGACAGATATAACAGAAATTAATATTTCTACTGGAGAAATTACTGAAAGAGAATATACTCAAGAAGATATTGAAAGACGTCAAAGACTTGAAGAAATAGGTTTAGAAAAAATTTCACAAGCACAAGGACAACAATAAATGTTTTATTTTTTTAAGAATAAGTAATGTCTTATCAATTAAAAATATTAAAAGACCACCCTATTGTATATTATCCAATATCTGAAACATATACTTCATTAATAGGCTCATATCAAGATGTATTAGACACATATGATACATATCAAGAATTTGAAGATGATTTTTCAACATACAGGGAAATAGTATCCAATACTATATTTGATAAATCTGGATGTGGAAATGATGGTATATATCAAGGAGATCTAACAGATACATTTTTACCATTAACATCTGGCGGAAGTCATGCAGCAAAAATAACAAATACAAACTACATGCTAGTTCCCACTACTTTTGATTATTATGGTTCTACAGCATCAGGCGGGTTTGGAAATAAATATACATCAGATAATGATTTTACAATAGAAGCATGGATATATACTAGAATATCTACAACTAATATAGCAACTATATTCGCAGACCCTACAAATAACGTAGGTCTATTTTGGCAACGTGGAAATTTAATATTTAAATTAAATGCGGAAGTTTTAAACTATACAGTTCCAAACTTTAGAAAGTCATTACATGTAGTAGCAGTATACTCAGTTACGGGTATGTCTATATATGTAGATGGTCAATTGGCTGCCAGCAAATCTTTATCAAATTTTGAATTTACAAATACATCTTTAAACCTACAAATTGGAACTACAGGAAATGCTTCAGATTCTTTTATTGTAGATGACCCAGCAGTATATAGGTATGCCCTTAGTTCATCTCAAATACTAAATCATTACAATGATAACGGATTTTTAAACCCTATTCAAATTGCTTATCCAGATGGCGGACAAATATTTGAATTTTACGACAATGGCATAAATAGAAAATTTAGATATAGCTACCCATCTAATAAATCTTGGGATTATTTTTTAACAAGTGATTTATATTATGATGGATTAGAAAATTCTATAGCCATCGCATATTCAGATTCTGCAGTATCTAAGACAGTGTATTTAACAGATCTAGTATCTATCCCATTGGGTATAACCATGGACTCTTCTAAAATTGAATGGGAGGGTGACAATGGAATAATAGTGGAAACAAGTGTAGATAATTCTACTTGGGTCCAATGCATAAATGGAGAATCTATACCTCAATATAAATTAGGAAGCTTTAATTCATCAGGTCTTGTATATATAAAAATAACTATGTCTACAACAGATAACAGTAAGTATCTACCTAAGCTTTATAATTTAACTCTTTCTTTTTATAATGATCAGATAGTATATGCTCAAAATGCTGGAAGCTATATGTCGACATTTGATGGGCTGTCTGGAATTAGCAATCCAGCAATTAGTTTAGGGCCAAATAAATATCCTATCCTATCTAGAGACTTTAGGAATGGAATAAGGGTAACAGCTGACGCTGGATTTTATATTAATGCTAATATTCCAGTCAAGACTATAGAATTTTTCTATACCCCAGATGACCTGACAAATAGCGGATTGGTAAATTCAACTGCTACCAATGGGTACGCCGCTTCAAATTATTCTTGGAATAATGCTGGGGCAATTAGCAAAACTAATGTAAATTCAATATACGTCAATGGGGTCAATAAAACATCTGCTACAGCCGTCTCAGACGTCTTTACAGCCGATGATCTTCATCATGTGGTCATAACCTATACCAACGCTATTTCAGGGGCTATAAGGTTCAGTTACTCCTTAATTGGAACGGTAAAGTCATTAATTCAGAATTTAGGACTATACGAAACTCAGTTTACTGGCGGTGAAATATTAAATCATTATGACCTTTATATAAGCAAAGCCTCTGTAACAGTAGATGATTCCACAATTACCTTGACAGAAAATTCAGTTCAGGCTTATAATAATGAATGGTTGGTAATTCAAAACGTATAATTTGTCACAAAGCTTGACAAAATCTGGACTTTAACTTAAAAGAATGGTAAAATGAATACCTGATGGATATTAAAAGAGTAAAGCAAAGCGTTATAGAAGAAACTACCCTAGGCATTTATGTGTGGGAAATTGATGGTAAATGGGTGGGAGACGACGAAGGCAACTACTTATCTGTCACTTCTAAAAAGGGAAATAGAGAAAGAATTGAGCAATTAAGAAAAGCCGTCGCACATTATGGAATTAATAGAGGCGAACCAAAGTTTTTATCTGGACGTAGAAAAATTGATGACGAAGAATATCAGTATCAGCAACAAAGATTGAAGTGGGGTCTGACACCAGATCCTCTAGATATAGGCGAATATAAAGATCAAATGAAAGCAGCAAAAGGGGCTAAGTAAATGGAATTTATTGAAGACACGGAAGAACTGTCAAACCAAATCAGCATATCTGATCAATCTGATTGGATTAAGTTTAATAATAAACCAGTTGTTGTAAACGATCCATTTAAAATTGAAGGCGAAGATTTAAAGAAAGTAAATGGTTTAAGCCCAGCATTTCGTCGTAAAGTATCAAGAGATTTACAAAAAAGATTTGTAGGCCAAGAAGGAACTGCTACACAACAAAATTTAATGGCACAAGCCGTAACAGGCTATGCCATGTTCGATCTTATCGAGCCACCATATAACCTAGAATATCTTTCCAGGATTTATGAATTCTCTCCGTATAACTATGCAGCAATTAATGCTAAAGTTGCAAATATTGTCGGACTAGGATTTTCATTTGTAGAAACACGTAAGGCAAATGAGGCATTAGATAATATTACAGATGAGAGGCAATTAGATAGAGCACGTCGTAAATTAAATAAGCTTCGTCAAGATCTAGAATCTTGGCTAGAAGAAACAAATGAGGAAGAAACATTTACAGAAACTTTAATTAAAGCATACGTAGATCTTGAAGCAACAGGAAATGGCTATATTGAAATTGGCAGAACAACTGCAGGCAATATAGGGTATATCGGACATATCCCTTCAAAGACAATGCGTGTACGTCGCTTGCGTGATGGATTTATTCAATTGCTTTATGGCAAGGCAGTATTCTTCCGTAACTTTGGAGATCAAGAAACACCTAATCCAATTTCAGATGGATCAGATAGGCCAAACGAAATTGTTCATTTAAAGAAATATACTCCAATGAATAACTATTACGGCATTGCAGATATTATTGCGGCTCAGAATGCAATGGCTGGAAATGAATTTGCTGGTAAATACAATTTAGATTATTTTGAAAACAAGGCGGTACCAAGATATATTATTACAGTTAAGGGTGCAAAGCTTTCACCTGAGTCTGAGCGTAAATTATTAGAATTTTTTCAGGTGGGTCTAAGAGGAAAGAACCATAGATCTCTATATGTTCCACTTCCAGCAGATAGCGCAGACTCTAAAGTTGAATTTAAGATGGAGCCAATTGAGGCAAATTCTCAGGAATCCTCATTTAACGTATATAGAAAAGCAAACAGAGATGAAATTCTTTTGGCCCATAGAGTACCTATTAGTAAGATAGGTTTACCTGAAGGAGTTAATTTAGCTTCAGCCAGAGATTCAGATAAAATGTTTAAAGAGCAGGTATGCCGTCCAGCCCAAGATATTTTAGAAAAGAAATTAAATAAAATTATTGAGGAAAAGACTGACGTATTATTAATTAAGTTTAATGAGCTAACTCTAACCGATGAGGATACTCAATCTAAGATTGATGAGAGATATTTAAGAATGCAGGTAATTACCCCTAATGAGGTAAGAATTAGAAAAGGCATGGTCCCTATTGATGGTGGAGATACAATAGTTCAATTAAAACCACAACAGGCTGCCGAGCAAACTGCACAAGCCATGAATTCTCGTCAACGAACCCAGGAGCGGGATTCAAATTCTCCAGATATTTCTGGGGAGGCTAGAAATCCAAAAGGCGAGGGCAGAGTAACCGCTTAATTATTAGGCAACTAGTTATTTGCCTTTTTACATATACAAAGATAAAATTAAGCATATGAATATTGAAAAATCCAATTGGTCGTCTAATGGAGACAACATTGTTTTGTCTGTTCCATTCACAAAAGTTAATCGTGAAAAGAGAACAGTATCAGGATTTGCAACACTAGATAATTTAGATCAGACTGGCGATGTAGTAACATCAGATGCAAGTCTAAAAGCATTTGAAAACTTTAGAGGCAATCTTCGTGAGATGCATCAACCAATGGCGGTTGGCAAAGTTGTTTCATTTAAACCAGAAACATACTATGATCCAAAATCAAAAGAGTTTTTTAACGGAGTATATGTAGATGCATATATCTCAAAAGGTGCACAAGATACTTGGGAAAAAGTTCTAGACGGCACACTTCAAGGATTTTCAATTGGCGGAAAAATTAAAGAGTCCGATAATGAAGTAAATAAGGCAACAGGACAGACAGTTAGATTTATTAAAGATTATGATCTTATGGAGTTATCAATTGTAGATTCTCCAGCAAATGAATTGTGCAACATCCTTTCTATTCAGAAGGTAAATGGACAATTAATATTTAAAGGTATGGCCGCAGAGGTTGTAACAGAAAACATTTTTTATTGCGAGGAAAGCGACTCTGTTTTCATCTCAACAGAGAAGACTTACGATTCACCAGTAACTGGTAAGCCAGCGGAACTAATTGGTTGGGTTGAAAGCTCAGATGTTAACAAGTCAAAAGAGATAGATAGAATTCTTGCTTCATTTAAGAAGACAAGATTACCGTTGCCTGCAATACAAACAATTGCAAAACAGGCAAACGCAGAAGGAGGTAATGAAGTGTCAGAAAACACAGAAAACGTAGTTGCTGAAGATGTTGTTGCAGAAGCAGCAGCACCAGAAGCAGCCGTAGAAACTCCAGCAGTTGCAGAAGATGCAGCAGTTGAGAACGCACCTGTAGAGAATACAGATGCAGACGCTTCTGCCGAAACTCTGGAAAAGGCAGCCGACGTATCAGAAGTTGAGGTTGATGAACCTGATTTTGCAAAGATGCTAGGTGACCTAAAAGGCTTTTTCTCAGAAACTTTAAACAAGGCTTCTGAGGCAAACGCAGTGCAGGTTTCAACAATCAAAGAAACAGTAGAAACATTCAGCAAGAGCGTTGACAGCCGAATTTCAGAATTGGCAGAACAACACACAGCATTAACCAATGCTGTAACAGAAATACGCAACACCATTAATGGTGTAGAAAAGCGTGTCGATGCAGTAGAAAATGAGACTGCAATTAAGAAGTCCTCAGACCTTGGCGGGTCTCAGGAAGTAACAATTAAAAAATCTAAATGGAACGGTTCTTTCCTCGGTTCCGTACAGGAAATTTTCAATTAAAAAAAAGGTAGGTAAAAAATAATGAGCAATGAAACATTAGAAAAGTCAGTAGCCGCTAACACTAGCGTAACCGCTAATATGACTGGGAATGCAGTAGCAACCACAGGCGTACACATCGGTTCCGAGGGTGAGGGTGGATTACTTAACCCAGAACAATCAGCTCGTTTTCTAGACTACATGTTCGATGCAACCGTAATTGGTAAAGTCGCACGTACAGTTAGAATGAGATCTGATACAACTGAAATTGATCGTATGTCCGTAGGCGAGAAGCTTATGAAACTTGCGACAGAAGCAGATGACACTTCAGCAAACGCTGCAGTATCATTCTCAAAGATTTCTTTGACAACAAAGAAGTTACGCCTAGATTGGGAACTATCAACAGAGTCTCTAGAAGACAATATTGAGGGTCCAGATCTAGAAGACCACATCGCACGTATGATGGCAACACAAGCAGGAAATGATATTGAGGATGTAGTTCTTAACGGAAATACAGCTTTAACATCAGATGCTTTGTACAAGTCATTTGACGGTGTAGTAAAGAAAGCAAAGACATATGGACATGTTGTTGATGCTGGTGGAGCTGCAGTAAGCCGTGCTGTATTTAACAGCGCCCTTAAGGCTCTTCCACGTAAGTACAAGCAACGTCGTTCAGACCTTCGCTTCTTGGCAGGTTCAAACCTAATCCAAGATTTCCTATATGCTAACAGCATCGGAACAAACCAAACAATTCCACAAGATATTGCTTCAAGCATTATTCGTGGACAAGAGGTACAACCTCTAGGTGGTCCAGCAGGATATGTTGCACCATTTGCATTTGGTATTCCAATCGTTGAAGTTCCACTTCTTCCAGAAGCACAGGACGGCGATTACTCAGGTGAGACTGGTAACCACGGAGATATCCACTTGACATTCCCAAATAACGTAGTTATTGGTATCAAGCGTGATGTAACTGTTTACCGATTCTTCTGGCCTCGTAAGGACTCTATCGAGTACACAATGTATACTCGTGTAGGTGTTCAGATCGAGCAAGCAGATGCTTGGGTAGTAGTAAAGAACGTTAAGGTTGCTTCATAAGTAATCTCTAATAATTAAGTTGGGCCTGGATATTTCCAGGCCCTTCTTATTTAAATAACTACAATATCCCCTTTCCCTTTAAACTTATTAATGCTATAATTAAATGACCTAACAAAGGAGAATATATGTCATTCGAGACATTAAAGATAGCAGAACTAAAAAAGATCGCTGAAGATTTTGGCGTTGTAACAAATGAATTAAAAAACAAAAATGATGTAGTTGCCGCTTTAGCGGAAGAAGGCGTAACTTGGGCAGTATATCAAAAAACAATTAAAGACATTGAAGATAATTTAGAAGAGGCCCCAGAGCCGCAGGCTAAGTTTGATCCAAAGAAAGAAATTTCTGAGGATGATGTTTTGGTAAAGATGACCAGAGCAAATTTCAGATACGATATTTTAGGTTTTACTTTTACAAAAGAGCACCCATTTGTCGCAATGAATAAAGAAAAAGCGCAAGCAATTTTTGACAAGGAGGAAGGTTTTAGATTAGCTAACCCAAAGGAAGTACAAGAGTTTTATAGCTAATTAAAATCTAATAATGGCAGAGATATACGTAAATAGCAATACCCCAATTAAGACAAAAATCTATTGGGAAGGTGAGTTAGTAATTCCAGACGGAAATGTAACCGCTGCTGTTTACGATATAACAGAAGATCCAGCCATCACACCAGCAATTCTTCCAACAACTGTTCTTACTACATTAACGGCTACAGCCGTAGAAACAGATACAGGAACTTACCAAGTTGTTTTGCCATTTTCATACTCAGTTAGAAATAGAAAATTTAAACTAGTATGGTCATACGTAGTATCTTCCGTAAGCGGAACACACATTACATATGTAGATGTTGCAACACCATATATTAATTTAAATGAGCATATCGATAGTCTTAATTTAGGATCAGATCCTAGCGATCCAAATTATAAAACCTATAATGATATCAGGGTGGCGGAAAGATATGCTAGAAAAATTATTGAAGATTACACAGGTCAAGAATTTTACCTATATGATGATACAGAGGTAGTATATGGAAATAACTCTGACATTCTGCCTTTGCCTTATAAAATAAATTCAATTTATCAACTTTATTCAAATGACATTTTATTTATAGATAATACAACTAGCCCACTAACAAACAACTGGACATATACCCCAATTATTTCAGAGACAGGTTTTGGAATAAGGGTAGACAGAACTGGATTAATAGATAATACAGTATACGTTGCTAATGGAATGGTGCCTCCAACAATTAATGACAATATTAACGGGGCATTTGCCAAGAATGTTAGATATAAAGTTATAGGAAAATATGGATGGGATCTAGTTCCAAGTAACGTACAACAGGCTTGCGTAGAGTTAATGAAAGACTATTTTTCAAAAGACAATATTTGGAAAAATAAGTATGTAAAGAATATTCAAACATTTGACTGGCAATTTGAGTATAGCGGAGATGCTTATCGTGGCACAGGAAATGCATATGTAGACCAACTACTAAACCCATATGTCATAAATGGAATGGTTGTTATTTAATGCAAGATCTTATCCAGTCAGTTTTGCCAATGAAACTGGATATCTATAAACAGATAGATTCTCAGAACCCAGACACTGGCGCAATTGTAAAAGAATGGCAATATTATAAAACCCTAGACTGTCACGCCAAGGGAGTTATCAGTAACTCTGCTACTACTAGAAGCAGCGATAAACAAATATTTAATAACAAATATGTTAATGACCAAATTATTCAAGTTAGAACTGAACAAAGAATTACTACTAGAGAAAAAGTAACCAATATTAGAGATATGCAAAACAATTATATCTGGGTAGAACTAGACTTTCCAACCGAGACTCCCACAGTATTTGAGGTTATGGGAACAACCCCAATTACAGACCCATTTGGCAGAGTATTAGGATATAACTCTTCAATGAAGAGATCGGAGAATCAACAAATTGGACTCTAGCGCTATGTTAGTTACAGCAGCTTCTGGCCTAGAAAGATTAATGGTCGGTGGACCTAAAGACGCTATGATTAGAGATAGCAATGTGGCTCAAATATCTGCTGCCCTATATTATCAGTCTAATGTTATAGCTAAATTAACTACAAGCACAGCATTTAAGAATAAATTTAAGAAAACTCTTTATACTCAAATAAACAAAGACTTTGGAGAATATATTGATTCTCAAGCTAGGGTAAAGCCAAGATCCTTGCACCATGTCTATGAATGGAAAAGAGTGGGAAATCCTGAATCTAGATTATTTAAATTAAAAATGATCGATACTCCTGGAATTTCATTTAAAATAGATTTTGATTACAAGCCTTCTAAAAGCACTGTCCCTGCCAAAAGAGGCAGGCGTAGACATGTATTTATAAATAAAGCTTCTGTGATGGAGGCTGGAATGCCCCTAGTAATTGCTCCAAGGGCCGCAGAGCGCCTAGTATTCGAAACTGACACTGGGACAGTCTTTATGCCGAAAGGGGCCTCAGTGACCGTTAAAAGGCCAGGAGGAAGCGGAGTTAAAAATCAATTTAAATTATATTACAGTCGATGGTTTAGTGGAGATCTAGTAAATCAATCAATTAAGAGATCTGGCTTTCAACAGATATTTAATTTAGCAATGACCAGGTCCCTAAGATTACCCTCAGTAATTAAAAGGGTACAATATTCATTTTCACCAAATTCAATTAAACAGATGGCTGATTCTTCCGTAGAGGCAGCATTCGGAGGATCAATGATATGACAGTTAATTATAAATTAGACGCAATGCTAGAATTAAGAAAGTTTTTGTGGAGCAAATTGGTGGCGGCAAGCATATTTGATGATACCGAATATTACAGCGACAACCTAGCAGAGTCCCTAGTTCCCATTATTCCAGTTCAGCAATCAGCAGAAATGAATCAATTCTTGAGCGGAAAGAAACATATAGTTTATGATAAGATAGGTTTATCATATGAGGAAAATTGGCTTATATGCTGTGAGCAAATCCTATTTACCATATACTCAACAGATGTTTCCGAAATTAATGAGATCAGAAACTTTATGACAGATGAATTTAGACGTATGGATGATTCGGCTAAGGATGTAAATAAGTTTCCTACTCTATCAAATAAATTTAAATTCCATAGTATATTTGTAGCAGATATCTCCCCAACGGCCCCATCAGAGGAACTACAGGGATTTCTATCAGCAGACGTAATATTAGAGATCAAATATTCTAGAATAACAGACCTGGTAGGCCGCTTCTCATAATTTGCCTTATGGCTTAAAATGGCCTAAAATTGGTCTTGAGGAAAGAAAAGCCTAGCCAGCTTAGATTTTTTAAATATATATATATTTAACACAGGAGGAAAATAAACTATGGCACAATCCGTAGGTAATGCTAAAAACATTCTCGTTGGTGCATCTCCATTGTTTTTGTCAACTATTGACGTAAACGATTCAGATTATATTGCTAATGCCGAACCAGGCGTGGCAATTGCATCAGCCGCAGGAACAGTTGGCGTACCAGCATATTCAACAGGAGTATCATACACAACAACATTGAACACTGTTGATCAAGAAGCTGGAAAATTTGGATACCGCAACGTTGGTTTCACCAACAACGGTCTTCAAATTACATACAACCCAACATACGACTCAGTAACTGTAGATCAGTTATTAGATACAGCTAAGCTGTTTAAGTCCGCAATGGAAGTTATGATTGCAACAGAAATGTCAGAAGGTACTCTCGAGAATATCGTAACAGTATTTGGACAGAATGCATCATCTTTATCAACAACAGGAACTGGAACATCTAAAAGAGATACTCTAGGTCTTGAAGCAGGTTCTTTAGGTGCCGCTCCAACAGAGCGTCAGTTGATTGCAGTTGGACAAGCTCCAACAGCAAGCTCAACATCATCTGAGCGTGTATATTATGCACGTCGAGTATTGTCTGTACAACAGTCACAATTCTCACTTGCCCGTACTACTCCAACCACATTCCCAGTAACCTTCCGTCTTCTACCAGATGCTAACTACTCTGGCTCAGAATACGGCAAGATTATTGACCGTGTACTAGTAGCATAATAATTTAATTTATTAATAGATACCCCCAAGAAATTGGGGGTTTTCTATTTGTGTTAGTAATATCAATTTGTTATAATAATTAAGACTATCCAAGGAGGATATAAATTGGCTACAACCATATATAACGTAGAAGAGATCGAGCTTCAAAATGGAGCTAAGGTTAAATTAAAACCTTTAACAATCAAAGAGCTAAGAAAGTTCATGGAAGCTATCCAAAAAACTTCTGAGTCTAAAACAGAAAATGAAACACTAACCATATTAATCGATGCCTGTGCAGTGGCATTAGAAAAACAGTTACCAGATTTGGTAAAAGATCGAGATGCATTAGAAGATGCGTTGGACGTACCCACAATCAATCGTATACTTGAAGTATGCGGTGGGATTAAGATGGACGACCCAAACCTTCTAGCGGCAGCGGTTCTGGCTGGTCAGAACTCGATTTAGCCGCTTTGTTAGGAGAGGTTTTTCTTTTAGGTAATTGGAAAAATTACGAAGAGCTAGAAGATAGCCTTTCAATGCCAGAGTTAATACAAACTTTTAAGTCGATGCAAAAAACTGAAGAAGAGAAAAGAAAATTCTTGGCTATGCTTCAGGGCGTTAACTTAGATGAAGAAAAAACAGAAGGTCCAACCTTCGAAGATATCAAAAGAAAGGCTCTAGGAATCAGTGCTAGTGGAGACGATGTATTATCTTTACAAGGACCGTTTGCCGCAGAGTCTGGATTTGGAATCAACGCAGGGCTAGGATACTCTAAGGAGTAATATAAATATAAATGGCTGATGAAAATATAGTCACTAACATAGTCGCTAAATCCGACTTTTCAAACCTTATTTCTGACCTAAATAAGGTTTCTTTTTCATTAACCAAATTGCAGGACCAGTTAGTAGCAACTAATAAGACATTAGCTGCCCAGGTTGGAGTAATGAACCGCTCATTTGCGGATACCTTACGAAGCACTGGGCAGTATTCAACACACTTTGTTAGCCTTACATCAGATGTAGATAAGTTTGGAATGCAGTTAGAAAGAGGTCAGCTAAAATTAGGTAAGTTTTTTCAAGTTTATAATCAACATGCTAAAACCAATGGCGGACTAATAAGAGATTTAGCAAAACAACAAGTACAGCTTCAAAGCGCAATTCTTCAGCCATTAGGTAAAAATGCTGAAGGGTTAATGCAGTATAACGTTCATATTCCAAAAGGCTTAGATTTAGTTAAAAATAAAACAGCAATAGCAAAACAAGAATTAATGATTATGAACAAGGTTGTTCAAGAAGGAGCTAATCAATTAATTAATTGGGGTAAAAATACTCAATGGGCAGGACGTCAGTTAACAGTAGGATTAACAGTACCACTAGCAGCATTTGGAAAAGCATCTGCGGATGCGTTTAGGCAAGCAGATGAGCAGCTTGTTCGTTTAACAAAAGTTTATGGCGGAGTGGCTCAAGTAAGTTCTCAAGAATTAGGAAAAGTAAGAGAAGATGTTTCTAGAACAGCAGCAGATTTAGCAAAGTCTTATGGAGCATCATTTAAAGACACACTAGCCCTGGCGGCGGATATTGCAGCGACTGGTAAAGAAGGAAATGATTTATTAGGGGCAATTAAAGAAACTACAAGATTATCTGTGCTTGGTGAAGTAGATAGACAAGAGGCTATGAAAGCCACCCTAGCAATACAGACAGCTTTTAAACAAAATACAGATGAGTTATCTGAGTCGATTAACTTTTTAAACGCAGTTGAAAACCAAACATCTACAACTCTAAATGACTTAGTAGAAGCAATTCCAAAAGCTGGTCCAATTATTAGAGGTCTTGGTGGTAGCGTTCAAGACTTAGCTCTTTATTTAACAGCAATGCGTGAAGGTGGCATTAATGCTACCGAAGGAGCTAACGCTTTAAAGTCTGCATTAGCATCTTTAATTAATCCAACAAACGTTGCGGTTAAAAAGTTTCAAGGATTCGGAATAGACCTTCTTGGGATAGTTAGCACAAATGCTGGAAACGTAACGGCAACTTTATTAGAATTGCAAGCCGCATTGGACAAACTTGATCCTTTACAAAAACAACAAGCAATTGAACAATTATTTGGCAAGTTTCAGTTTTCAAGATTAAATGCTTTATTTGAAAATTTAGGTAAACAGGGTAGCCAAACATTACAAGTTTTAGATTTAATGAAGGCCAGTTCAGAAGATCTAGGTAATCTAGCTAGTCGAGAATTATCACAAGTAACAGAATCAGCTTCTGGTAAATACCGAAGAGCGGTAGAGGGATTAAAGGCAGACTTAGCTGGTATAGGAGAGCAATTTTTAACAATTAACACCAGCTTAATTAATTTTGTTGACGGAATAATTAAATTTGTTCAAAAGCTTCCAGAGCCTATTAAACAGGCATTAGGATTTATGGGAATGCTAACAGCAGCAGCTGGCCCATTAATTATGTTAACTGGTGTACTTGGTAACTTCTTTGGATATATTATTAAGGGTGCATATCATTTTAAATCATTATTTAAAGGTGGAGAAGGTTGGAAACTTTTAACTCCAGAAATATTAGCTGCACAAAAAGCTGGAAATTTAGTAGAACAAACATTTTATAGCGATGCTAAAGCAGCAGCAGTATTAAAACAGGCTATTGCTGGATTAACAGCGGAGTTTACTTTATTACAACAAAGGGCATCATCTGCTGCAATGGCAGTAAATCCTGGAATATCTACAGTCGCAGGATCAACTATTATTGCAGGAAGAGCTGTAAATCCTAACAGCCCTTACTTAGGACCAGAAGGAAGTAGATCTGCAGGGCATCACATTTCAAGATCAACAATGACTACAGCACAAAGAGATGCACAAACAATTCATTCATTTACTCCAATACCACTTCCATTAAATAAAAAAGTTGGCACAGCGCCGATGGTTTTTGCAGAAGGAGATCTACCAAAGATTGAAGGTTTGACGGCATCCAGAGGAGTATCAACTGGCATTGTTGCTGGTGAAGCAGCAAAATGGCATACACTAATGGGTACATTGTCTATGATGACAAAACGAGAGGTAAGAGATTTAAAGAAAGAAATTGCTAGAACTGGAACATTTAGTACAGAAATAAATACTACATTTGGCCAATTGCTTCCAGCAATGACAAAGTTAACAAGCAATGCTGCCGCAGAATCCGCATTAATTGTTCAACAATTGCAAGCTGGGAAACTTACCGTGGATGCTGCACGTGCAAAAATTATTGCAATAAATTCACAATTAGAAGCAATGATGGCTCAAACAACTACGCAGGTTGCAACAAGTTTAGGAAGAACTGCTAATTTAACACAGGTACCATTACTTAATCAGCCTATAGTTGGCCCTACTGGAAAAGCAAATACTAAAGAAATATTTAGAGCAAATAGGCCAGGTGCTCAAATTATTGATAAAATTGCAAGGGCATTAGGAGTAAGAACTTGGGGCGGCGGATATTCTACCGAGACTACTATGCCTAAGAGAATGAATATGGGCGGATATGTTTATACAGCAAATGATGGAAGTATTGTTCCTGGCCCAAATATAAATGCAGATGTTGTTCCAGCAGTTCTAACTCCTGGAGAATTTGTGGTTAATAGAGAAGCAACTCAAGCAAATTTACCATTACTTACAGCATTAAATAATAATAGGGGTTCAGATGGACCTGGCTTCAATCTTGGAACTAGAAAAGCGGTACTTGCTACTACACAACAAATGTATTCTGGTAGACAAATTTCTCACCTGGGCAGATCATTTAGATCGGTAGATAGACCAGATTTGCATCCAGAATTAATGTCACAATACGGAGTAAGCTCTGAAAATCTAATGAATCCAAGAACATCTGTTCATGGAGGACTAGTCGCTGCTTATCATACATTTTTTAATCAAGGAACACACAGAGGATCCTTGCCAATAGATGTAGCTATTAATTATTTAAGAGGAATACCAGTACCAATTAATTCAAATGGTCTTTATGCTCCAAATGGAACTCAAAATGTAACTCATGACCCACTTGTTGCATATGGGCCATTAATGGAAGACTTAGGAATTCGTGATAGATCTAAATTAGACTTTGTTTCAAATTTAGATAGAGAAATAATTAATACTTTAACAGGACAAAAAGAATCTGGTAAAACTATTTTAGCAGATAGAATAACTGGAAGAAATGCAAATCAAAGAGTTAGTGCATCTATATTAAGAAATGCTGTATATAGAGCTGCAATTCCTTACGGATCTTCGGTAATGAGGGGCTTAAGAAAATTAGAAAAGCATCAAGAAGTTCGTGTTCCACAAGGAGTGCCTGCCACAGGAAAACCAACAAATCGTGGTCTTAGCACAAATAGAATTTTTAGACCTACAGAATCTAGAGCATCTTCAGCTATTTCAGCATTAAGAGCTGGCAGAGGGATTCCACAATTTACAGGATCTGCGTTTAGATTTTTAAGTAAAGCTATGGGAAGAAATTCTGGAGGAATGATTCCAGGATACAATATGGGCGGAATGGTTAAAGGGTATCAAAATGGCGGACCAGTATCAGCATTTACTGCTGGCGTAAGAAATCCTTATGGCAAGTCTATAGTTTCTGGAGGAATGCCACAAATGGGAATGGGATCCCAAATGGCAATTGGTATGGGCGGCATGATGGCTGGCTCAATGATTGGTGGACCTGCTGGTATGGCTGTTATGGCTGCGTCAAACATACTTCCTCTGATGTCTGGATTAAAAGGTATTGGCGGAGTGCTACCAATGGTAACAAAGCTTGCAGGAGTTCTTGGAAGACTAACAATTCCTGGCGCAGTAATTGGCGGGGCATTTATGCTAGGAAGAGCTTTATTAGATCTTAAAAAGAATTATGAGGATGTAGGTAAAGCAAACAGATTAGCATTTGGCGGAACTCAGGAATCTTTTGCCTCTGTTGGAATTACTAAATTTAAAACATTATCAGATAGACTAAAAGAAGTTAATGAGCAAATAGAGTTAAATAAGGCTAAGGCTCAATCAGCATATGAGGCATATACTAAGGGCGGTCCTACTGGAATTACCTTAAGCATAACTGAATTAAATGAAGCTATTGAAAATGCTAAAAAGAATCAAACAGATTATATTGAAGCATTTAATAGTATTGATAGTAGTGGAGTAAATAAATATGCAGCCGATCTAAAAGCACAATTTGTTGCTATGGGATTATCTGCATCAGAAGCATCTAATCAAATATTTGCAATAGTTAAGGCGTCTGATAAAGCTAGACAGGCTTTATCTGCAGTAACAACTACTGATTTTAGAAATATAATAGATCAAACTACAGCATTAACTAGACTGTTTGATAACCTCGGCAGGGCGTCAACTATTAACAACTTTAACCCAGAAGAGTTTGCACAAGGGCTAGATACATTAGTAAATTCAGTTATTGCATACCAAGAAGGATTAATTGGAACAAAAGACGCTTTAGATCCTAAAAATATAATTGATTCAGCAGAATCATTAAGAATAACTATGGAAAAAATTACAAAAATTAATAGCTCTAATTCTATTTTAAGCGTAAAGCAGGTAGAAAATTTAAAGCAGCAAAATGTAATATACGCATCTATCTTAGGAAATTTAGAATCAACAGCAAGCATTACTGCAAAAATATTGTTATACAACAACGAGTTAGCAGAAATGGTAAACTTATCAGCTATGTCTGGCCCAGAGGCAATATCAATGGCTCAAAATTATGCAGAAATTTTAAATGGTGTAAATAGTATTACAGAAGATTTATCAAACAATAACCCATTAAAAGCTTTAGCAGAACCAATTAATAAAGCTAAAAATGCTAGTACAGATTATGCAAAAACAATTAAAGCAGCTCAAAAACAGGATCAAGATTATTATTCAAATAAAATAAAAGCAATTGATTTAGAAATAAAGAAAATTCGTGAAGCAGCAGATGCACGAAGAAAAGCTTTACAAGAACAACAAGATGCGGAATCCTACACTAGCGAAATTAAAAAATTACAACTAGAATATCAGAATGCTCTTGCAGCAGGAGATATGTCTAGGGCTGCTCAAGCACAAATAAATTTACAACAACTTACTAAAGAAAAGCAAACAAGAGACGCTATTGCAGCCATCACTAAAAAAGAAGAAGAAGACATAAAGAAAAAAGAAGCTGAAAAACAAAGAATACAAGACGCAGAATCTAAATTTAAAAAAGGTGTTGAGATTGCTACTGCTAAGTCTGCAGAAGAAGCAGCAAGTGTTGCTAATCTAGAAAAGAATTTAAAAAGACTTAAAGAGTTGTCAGTATTTTATGCTGCAGATACAAGTTCTAAAGCAAGACAAGATTTTGCTAAAGAGGCACAAGGAATTATATTTGCTATGAAGTCTGGAACAAGAGAGGAGCAAAAGGCGGCGACAGATCTTGAAAAACAATATAGTCTTCCAGGAGCAAAACCTCAAAGTCTTAACGTCTACGGAGCACCTACAGTAGCACAAGAAACTCTTAATTTATACGGGGCAGCACAGGCAAGCACTGGACAAAAGGTATTAGATGCAATGAATAAAGAAATGGAACGAAAAGGTGTTTCTGATACATTATTTAGAAATGCTGTAACAGATTTTAGAACAGCGGTAGATAAATTTAAAAATATACCTGGAACTGGAAGTAAAGAAAGTCCGATTAATATAAGAGGAACATATAATACGGGATCTGCTCAAACAGATGGAAGATTATATGCTCCAGATTTAATTAAAGAAAATGCTTTAAAGGCTAATCAGTATATTAATTATCAAGGAAAAGATTATCGAGTTTCCATAAATGATTATATAATTCCTGTTAAAAAAGCAATGGGTGGACAAATTAGAAATTATCAAATGGGATCATTTGGTGGTATTACAGGTCCAGGAACTGGGACATCTGACTCAATTCCAGCAATGCTTTCAAATGGAGAATATGTATTAAGGGCTTCTGCAGTTAAAGCAGTTGGCGTCCCAATGCTTGATGAAATTAATAGAATGGCTATGGGTGGATTAGCAACAAGATATGATGTTGGAAAGAAAATGATTATGCCTTCAAATACTATGGGGTATAATAAAGGTGGAACAATTCAGCATTATAATGTAGGCGGATTAGTAATGAATTTTGAAAATGGCGGACAGGTCGACGGAAGAATGTTATTTGAACAATTCAAGAGTGCAATGGCACTAGAACAATTAAAATCTGGTGGAGGAGGTAAGTTAAGATAATATGCCAGCTATATACTTGCCAGTAGGCTCATTAATATATTTAAACACCACAATTAAACTCTCCGACCATAATCGTCAACCAGTATCTATTCAAACAAATAGAATTGAAAAGCAGCAAAGAATGGCTAACGGCACCCTACGTAAATTCTTTATTGCAGACAAAAAGACAATAAATGTAAACTGGAATATGCTACCGTCTCTTTCTACATTTACAGCAGATGGTGGATATGGAGCAATAGATCTTAGATCATTTTATGAAGGAACTGCTGCCAAAGCTTCTGGAGCACTGTCTGGACGAAGTAACTTTGACGTATCTCTTGTGTATGGTGGAACATCTACACAAACCTTTAATATGATATTCACATCTTGCTCATTTGAACTGGTTAAAAGAAATGTTAAGCAAGTATCAGGCGATACAGCACAGGAGTTTTGGAACGTATCTATTTCTTTGGAAGAGGTATAATGATATCCGCTTCTAATAATTTAAAAAATATATTTTATAACAATACAAACGTTAGAATAGATAGCGGATGCACAATAGAATATAATATGAATACAATGATAGATTCCGTCTCTTCTGCCACTACATCTACAGATTCTCAGTATATCGCTGGTATAACTTCTACAGATGGATCCTTAATTAGATCAAATCCATTTAAAAAATTATTTCCAGTAGATTCTGTCATTAAGCCGTTCAGGCCAACAGGACCTGGAATTAAATATTTTATTCTTTTGACTAGCCCTTCGTACGATACAGCAACTAATAGTTTTTCAAATTACAGAATGGTCAATTATCCTGGTACTGTATCTTCTGATAACGTAACAGAAAAACCAAGAGTTTACTATCCAGGAGCCACATTATATTATAAATACTGGTTAACTCCAGAAAACCAAAATGCAGATGTAACTGTTACCTATGCTGCAACTGGAACTAAGTATGCCTTAACAAATAAAATAATTGCAACTTTTGAAAAATACCACACTCTTCCTACAAATTATACAATTACAATAACTAAATCAGATAATTCTACAACTGTAATTGGGCCAACCACTACTCCATCTAGCGGAAAAGTCGTTTTATATTATACGGGCTCTACATGGTCTACTACGGCCTGGGCAGAACCTATATCTTATCCATCTCCAATATCAATTAAAAGCATAAGGCTACAGGCAACTAATCCAGGCGGGGGCAAGGTAGTGGGATTAATTGAGCTATCTGCCAGATGGGTAAAAGACTTATCATCAGATGTATCTACATTTAATATAAGCAAAGAATCCTCTGCCTCATCAGACGACATATTGCCAGTAGGAGTATTAACATCAAATAGCTTATCTATTAATTTGTCTAAATACGATCAATCTGCTCTTCAATATATATCTTATAATCCTTTAACAACTACACTAGATTCAACTAAAACCTATATGTTTAAAAATGCTGAACTTAAACCATATTTTAAAATATACCATTCAAATGGTGCAATAACTAGTGGATCAGATGTATATGATAAAATTGAGCAAGGTTTATTTTTTATAAACAACTGGTCAATATCTGAGCACGGAGAAACATCAGCAACTGCATTAGATAGCGCAAAGCATTTAATGGATACGATTGCACCAGACATTTTATGTGAGTCTTATCCAGTAACGGCAATACTGAGAAGATTGCTAGACTCAGTAGGGTATAACAACTATAATTTTAATTTGGCTGCCACAGAAACATCTATCCCGCTTGTTAATTATTTCTGGACAGACGGCACAAAAACCGTGTGGGAGCATATTCAGGAGTTATGTAGAGACATACAAATGAATGCAATAGTAGATGAAAACAACATATTACAGTTTTATAGCAGAGACTATATGTATGGAAGAACAACTAAGGACTGGAATTTTTATTATGCAGCAGAAGGATCTGCTCTTCCTAATATTGTAGACTTTTCTCAAAATGAAATACCAGGAGCAAACCAAGTTAAAATTTTATGGTCTACCCCTATATCTACACAATATACAGGAGGATCATCTTCCTTATGGCAATCTGAGCCAACCTTTTTAAGTGCTGGCGGATTAAAAAATGCCATAAGCTCTTCAGATACTGAAATAGAACTAGACATTAATTACGTAGATACCTATAGTAGATATCAATCTATATTTAATTTTAGTGGGTATTTTTTAATAGACTCAGAAATACTAGAGTTTGAAGCAATTCAATATCAGTATATTCCTATAAGTGGCAGCACATTTCAAACAGTGTGGATATATTCTGAGTCAGATGTGAATAAATATAGAGCATTATCTAAACCAGGATTTGAAGATCCAAATAAGCCAGAGACTTCATACTTTAAACCAACAGGAAAATATAAAATTAAAACCAGAGGTGCACTTGGAACAACTGCGGCATACCATAGCTCATCCCAATCAACTGCAACAACATTAAATCAATGGACAGCAAGATTGGTAACAGTTAAATGACAAGATATATTCTTATAAACGGATCTACTGGTGGACCAGTTGATATAATTAACCAGCCAATTGTTGAACAAATTTCTACAACATCTGTGAGAGTAAATATAACAATTGTTAATATGGCATCTCAACCAACAAAATATAAATTTTATTGGTATAAACTTAATACATCGACTCAGGTATACGATTTAGTATCTTCTATAGAAAATTCTACCATTCCGTACACAATTACAGGATTGGTAGAAGGAGCTTCATATGAATTTAAGGTAGAGGCATATTCAGGTGTAACTGTAAGTCAAGCTAGATCTGCTTTTCATGTTATGGCTGGATCATCAATCAATGGCCAAGTAATATCTCCAACTCCAAAAACTTTAAATGCTCCATCAAAATCTTATATGGAGCTATCTGTATCTGAATCAGAATTTAAAGCAAACAAGTATGCAGTTGCGTATAGAAGCTTTACATCGGTAGTGCCTCCTACTTATTCATCAGTAAATTATGCTGGAGCAAACGTAAGTCAGTCTGTATCAGAAGCAAACTCTACAGCGTACTACTCATTTGGCGGAAGCATATTTATGAAAAATTCTATAGAAAATACAAATGCTGTTGGAGGAATAGGATTTTTTATTACTCCAGAAGCGGCTAGAGGGTACTACATTATTATTGAAACTACAGCCTCTGCTGCGTCTTTTAATAGAAAAGCAGTAAGGATTGTAAAGTTTTATGGAAACCAATTGTTTAATTTAAGAGAGTCTGGGGTTAGAACAGAATCAACTATAGAAGGAATTTATGGCGGAAGAACTTACAATATTGATGTAAAGGTAAAGGTATCCCTGCAGTCAGTAACCATTAACGCATATATTAATGGATATAAAATTACTTATACTGACTCTACTACAAATAATACTGTAAAAGGAAGCACTGGCTTAATTGAATCTTTGAAGGCTACCGATAGAGTAGCCTTGTTGTGCGGAAGAGGAACAGTGGCATACGATTATGTGTATGGAAATACAATTACAAAAACAAATTACGACGACTCCGCATATAAAATAAATCTATATCAAGGCCAATTCAATAATGACCTAATAAATACTTCTTTTGGAGATTTAATATATACAGATCGTGATGACGAAATAGATGCTAAAGGAACAGCAATTGATGAGTTTGGAACGGTTGTTAGAGAAATTGTTAAATCTAATATCAAGTTTGATACCAGGCCTGCATATCCTGTCTTATGGTCTACGGGAGCAAACCCAAATGCCGTGCTATTGGGAACCAAAGTTTCTAGTTTTGGAGCAGAGGCATATGTATTAAACAATTCATCTACTACAATTCCGTTGCAAGATGATCTAGGAAACGCTTTATATGTGTATGGCAACTCCCTAGGATCTTCTGGAACATTAGAATATGTAAGCAATGAGCTTGCAGAATACGCTAATCCAGAACCAGTAATATTTGAATCTAGATGGTTGCAAAATTTATCAGATGTAAAATCCTTAGCCGATTGGATTAAATCAAAAACGGTAGTTGTAAATAGAGGCAGGGTAGTTAATTTAAAGGTATTTGGAAATCCATTAATTTCAGTAGGAGATATAATATCAATAAAGCACACATATGTAGGCCTTGCTGGAACCGAAAATTTTATAGTTACTAATGTTAGTCAAGAATACTCTGAAGGATTGGAGACATCTATTACCTGTCGATCTTTATAGTCGACCAAATGGTATAATAAATAATTATGGCAATTAAAAGAATAGATAAAAAAGATGTCACGGACGGACAACCACTGGTACTGCCAGTAGGCCATCCAGATACAGTATTTTTAAATCCTAATAATTATATTCAAACTAAAGGCACAATTGTAGATTATTCAAAATATCAAGTAGACGGGGCATACTCTAGTTTATCTGGAATTCCAGCAAATGGGGATGCAGTTCCAACATCATTAAATGTGTCTTTGGTTAATCAGCTTGATGTACCACAATTAACAGATATTGAAAGTGTTAATTTTGAGCAATACTATGATCCAGTAAGCAAGTTGGCAAAATACAAGGCAGTTTTAAAAATAAGAAATTCAAGTAAAAATATAAATAATGTAGCGGGGGTGGATGCAAGGATTTACAATCCTAACGCATAATATGATTAAGGGCACATACATATTCTATCAAGACGGTAAAGAAATTTATCGTTCCCCTAACGTAATTACTAAATTTGGCAAAAGGTTTATTGCAAATTTTATTGCTGGAAATATTGAGGATGCGAGTAAAGATATCTCTATCGGCATAGATACAACTGCAGCAACTGACGAAGACACCAGGCTTGGTTTTGAATTTTATAGGCTTCCAGTAACACTTGGCAGCACAGATATTCAAACGGTATCTGGAACAACAACCTATAAGGTTGTTTATAAAACAACTATTCCTCAAGACATTGCAGGACAAATTAACGAAATAGGCTTATATCCGTCTACTCGAACATCTATAAATAATTTTGATAGCAGATTTTTAGCAGATTTTGCAGACAGATTAGACTGGCAGCTATCCTCTGGAGCTAATCCAGATTATGATATTACGGCTCAAAGGGCAAAAGTAGGAGACAGCCTTTTAACATTTGTATCTAATTCAACTGCCGCTCAAGAATATACAAACACTACATCTTTAGATTTATCTGGATATAGTGTAAATGACTCGATAAGACTAGCATACTATAAAAGTGATGCTAATTTACAAAGCATTATTTTAAAGCTATATTCATCAAGCTCTGATTATTACACAACAACCATTACTCCAGCAGGCGGAACTGGATATAAAATAACATCAGACATATTATTAAGCACAGTATTTGGAACACCAACTGGAACACCAGATAAAACAAACATTAATAAAATAGGAATCACGATTACCCCAACATCTACCAATACTACATCTGTTGGTATGGATGGCTTAAGAATAAATGACGAAGACACATTTGATCCTATATTTGGATTAATTAGTAGATCTGTTTTAGGGTCCACGCTTTCAAAATCTGCAGGAAGAGCGGTAGACGTAGAATACAAATTAGATCTGGATTTTACATAATATGGCTTTTGAAGATTTATTAAAAGATAGTTCTTCCCCATTAGATAACAAAAACTATTTTAATTTAACAATAACTGATTTAAATATAAGTACATTATTTCCACTTCAATTTAGGTGGAAATATGAAGACGGATCCTTTGGCCCATGGTCTGCAGTTAAATCAATAACTACGCCTGGAGAATCTTTTCCAAATGTTCCTTCTACATTAACTGTAGCCAACAATACTCCAGGTTATATACAGATTACCTGGGATGGAAATACATCTACAGGAGCAGCCCTTACTAATTTCGATAGAGTTGATATCTATGTAAACGGAGCACCATTTGATTCATCAAAACCAGCTACATCATTTTTTTCAGCAGGCACAAAAACAATAGTTGCTCCAGCTGGAACATATATAGTTTCTTCATATGCAGTTTCTAAAATAGGAACATTATCTGCTATGAGCACAGCTGTAACTAGAACAGTTACTTCAAGTGTGCCTGCGGCAGAGTCTTCTGTAACTCCGTCTACTCCAACAGTCTCTTCTGTCTTAGGAGCTATACAGTTATCTTGGAACGGAAAAACATCTGGTAACGCAAATCAACCATATGGATTTACTGCTGCTAAAGTTTATGTTGGAACATCATCTGGATTTACTCCAGTAGATATTGGTTCGTCAGGAGCTAATCAGGTGGATGTTCTTGATTTTGCAAATGGACAAAATACTTTAAATATTGGTGTAGGCACTATTGTAAATGGATCCGCTTTAACTTATGGAGTAGACTACTATATAAAAATTGCTACAACAAATGGTACAGATACTTCTACTCCAGTATCGGCCACTGGTAATCCTGTGCAGATAGGCAAAGTAACATCTGGAGACATAGTAACAATTGCTGCTGATAAAATCACAACTGGTACTTTAGATTCAGCGTCAACAATTACAGTAGGATCAACATCTGGCAAACACGTTAAGCTTTCAGGAACTGGTGATCCATTATTAATATATGGAACTGGTGGAGTATCTGGAGGAGCAATATTAAGCTTTAATGGAACAAAGTTATCTATAGTGGGTGATGGAACATTTAGTGGAGACCTTTCTATAGGATCATCCAATGCCATATTTAAAGCAGAACCAGCAACTGGAATATGGTTAGGAGATGCTACCTATGCGTCAGCACCATTTAGCGTATCTAAAAACGGAGTAATAAAAGCAAACTCTGGAACAATTGGTGGCTGGACTCTTGGATCAACATTTTTGCAGGGAAGCAACTTTGAAATAAATAGCTCTAGTTCAACAATATTTGTAGGACCAACAAGTGGACAGCATATTAGAATGAGTGCATCTGGTGGCATAGCAACATATAATGGTGGAACCCAAACTGGAGGTTTTAATTTAACTACAAGTGGTAGTTTAACTTTATCAGGAACTTTAACGGCGGCTAGCGGATCATCTATTGGTGGCTGGACAACAGGCTCTACAACAATTACTGGCGGATCAACAACATTAAATTCTAATGGAACAATTACATTATCTGGAACATACCCTCTTACAATTACAAATACCTTAAGATATTCAAGTCCTAGTTTAACTTGGGGACCAACATCTTCCCCAACTTTTGAAATATATCAGTTTGCTGGTGGTGGAGGCTCAGTAATAGCAGCAAGTGAGTATTTGTTTATAAGTGCTGCAACTAGAATAGAAGCAAACCAGCTTTTAATTCAACCGTCAGGCTCAATTTCAACTCCTGGAAGTGCAACTTTTGGCTCTTCTGGATTTCAATTTGAGTTTTTATCGTCAAGCGGAAATGTGCGAGTTGCTCAAACTTATAATAATGACATGGGAGGAACCACTCGTGCAATGCGTGTTAGTACAGCTGGAATGTACGGCTATGTTTCATCAACTCGTAGACGCAAAGAGCAAATTAATAATTATTCAATAAACTCACAAGCGCTTTTAAGTTTACCAGTTAGAAAATTTAAATACATAGATGATGAAACAGACATTCAACAATATGGTTTTATTGCTGAAGAGGCACAAGAACTAGGACTTGATGAATTAATTCAATACGACTCGACAGGAATTCCTGACTATTTTGCTTACGAAACATTGCCTATATTTTTACTACAGATTATTCAAGAACAAGATGCAAGCATAAAATCACTTGAGGCAAGACTTGACGCCCTTGAAGGATAATGGTATCCTTTAGACCTAACAGATAGGATTATATGGAAAAGGCCGAATTGGTTATAACCGCCCTACAGCAACGCATAGGAGAAATTGTATCAAATTATGAAACTCAAATTGCAATATTACGGGCAGAGATTACTCAACTTATGGAAAAAGATGCGACGAAAGAGTCAGTCACAGAAGATAATTAATCCAGTAATCCTGCCTTCTGGACTTGCAGTAAAGACAGAGACGGGAACATATTGGATTAAAGATAATAAAAGGTTTAAACTTATATCTGATCGTGCCGAAAAGTCTTGGTCATTTAGCACTGTAGAGGCTTTAGAAAAGGCGGTAGCCAGCATGAAAGTTGTTGGCAAGCTAGGCTTTAGAGACGGTACTTTGATAAAGAACATAGCAGATGGTAAAATATATTTAATATCACAAAATAAACGTAGGCATATTGTAGACCCAGATTCATTTAATAAATTTGGACTAGATAGATCTAGTATAATTGAGGTAAGTGAAGTAGAAGTAAATATGCATATTCTAGGAGATAATTTATAATGCCATATTCATCAATAGTATTTAATGAGGGTGAGCCATTAGATCCAAACAAACTAAATCAATTACAGACAAATTTAGCAGATATATATAAGACTTCATCTAGCCTAGTTAATGCTACTTTAAATGATCAGGGATCTTCTAGCGTTCCAATTGTATTTTCTAATCAAAGAACTTGGACCTCAAAATTAAATGCAAATCAAAAATATACGTCTTCTCCAGCAGCCCTACCAAGCTCATTTAATTTTAATTCACCAATATATGTAACAGCCTCTGTAGCTCAGGCTTTACCAGCAAATACTCAAATTACAGTATCCGCTTATATTAGTGGAAACAATGTTTATGTAGATGTTATACCCAACAAAGATATAACAGGACTAGTAACTCATTTTGTAGCCTCTCAACAAAAAGTGGTTTCTTGACAAGATATAGTAATATGTTACAATTCATTTGTACCCATAAAGTCACGACTCCGTGACTTTTTTAATTTAAGGATAGTTAATGTCTAATGATTTAAAATGGATGCTGTCTTCAGACCAACAGTTTCCATATCAGGACGATAAAATGATTGAGCTTTGGTTTAAAGTAATGAAATGGTTCAAGCCAGATGTAGTAGATTATCTTGGCGATACAGATGACCAAGCATGCTACAGTAGATTTACTGAAGGCAAGCCAACAGAATTTTTAAAGGCATATAAAAATGATGATGTAACTAATGATCTAGAGTTAATGCTAAAAGACATGAAATTTGAAGCAAGCGGAGCTCGTGAGTTTTATGCAAGAACTAGAAAAATTCTTCCAGATGCACAATTGTTTTCAGCATTAGGAAATCATGATATTAGAATTTTTGATTATCTCGATAAAAAAATTCCAGAGTATGCAAAGCATGTTACGCCAGAAGCTTTATGGAGCCTAGACTCTTTAGGGTATGATTATATTTATTATAATGAATTACCAAAGCGTAGATTTGGAGATATACATGTACATCATGGAATTTCAATTTCAGCAACTGGATCTGTTAGAAAAGATATGGAAGATCTTCAAGTCTCTTTGATTAGAGGACACTCTCATAGAATTGCATCTCATTTGGTTACTTATGAATTAAGAAATAAGGGCAAGGGAGAAACTCTTAGGGGTTATGAGATTGGACACATGTGTGACGAAAAGGGTCCAGGAATGAAGTATACCCAACACCATGATTGGCAAAAGGGGTTTGCTATTGCACATATTGAAAATGGTAAATACCCACACGTTAACATGATACATGTATCTCCTGATTATACCTGCGTTGTTGACGGAAAGATGTTTAGCTTATAATGTGGTGTGCAAAATGTGGTGGTAGAGTCTTTGTAGACAGAGTTTTTTCACAAAAATTATCTATAGAGTTGTTTTGCGTAATGTGTGGAAAACGCTGGATGATTGATAAGGAGACGAATAGGTTTGGCAAATGGTTAGAGAAAAGGGAAAGAGAGCACGAAAAAAGTTTCTCTATTTCTTCTTAAATGACAAAATACACAAAGTAATAAAGTCATCTAAGGCTAGAGACGAGCTAATTGCTTGGTGCTACCCCGACAAAAAAAGAGTTCTATATTCCTATTCTCAAGTAAATAAATATAAAGAGAATGCCTATACCGTAAAACAAGTTGGAGAATTATTAAATAAGCATAAGGTCACTATTGAAGAATACATCTTAAATGGTAAAATAAAAACTCCACAAAGAGTATACCCAATTAGCAATCCAGATAGTCAGTGGTCTAAGTTTATGCTAAGAGAGTCTGATATCTTAGATTTACATCAATATATATTAGATGTTGGGTATACAAAAGATATACCTTCAAAGGCAGAATTGCAGGCCCTTTTCAAACACGGAATTATATTGTATACTAAGACCGATAGCGGGTTTGTACCAGTATGGAAGGCGGATTGATGACAACAGGCAACAGGTTTGCAATTTGTTCAGTTTGCGAAAAAAATATAGAGGTACGATGGGGAATATTTGCTAACAGTACTTTGTCAAGACATATGAAGGAGCACAAATGACATTATGTGGATATAAAAGATTTGGATTTATTGGCGGACATTGGTGTAATGAGTGCCCACCATCTTACGAATACGCAGCAATAGAAAAAAAAGAAGCTCAAGAACTTTCTGAAATAAATAGAAAGTTACGTGAAAAGGCGGGTAAAATTAAACGTGTCAGAAACTAGAGTTAAGGTTGATCTTTCCTTTACAAGAAATTTAGGAAATTACGAAAGCATCAGAATAGGTATCGGCGTAGAAGACGATGTTCGTGATGGAGAAAATGTTAATGATGCTACCGAAAGAGTATATAAATTTGTTGAAGATAAGCTTATTGAAAAAACTAATGAGGTAGAAAAAGAGTTGGGTAAACGTGGCAAACAATAAAGAGCCCTATATCTTGCTTACACATTACCAAAGCTTGTATAAAGATAAATATGGTAAAGTTCCTACCATTAATAAGTTTAGAGAAAAGTGGGGAATGCAGGATGTAATAGACAGCGTTGGTTTTGATAGGGCTAAAGACTTATTAAGTTATTACTTTACTACTGGTAAACCTGGACACCCAATACAGTTCTTTTATTATAACTTTGACAAGATAGATCAGGTAAACAAAGAGATTGAAAAGGATAAGACAAATCGTCGTATGCTTAGAGAAGCCACTAAAAAGATGGTTGAGGAAGGGAACGAATGAATACAGAAGCCACCCTTATTTCTGCCGTATGCAAGAATAAAGACATAAGCACCCTTCTAGCAGATAATGTAGACGAATTATTTACTTCGCATAGAGACATCTGGGAAGGATTAAAGTCATACTATTATAAATTTAAAGCAGTTCCAGAAGTAGGAATATTGCAGGAAAAGTTTAAAGACTTTGACCCAGACATAAACGTAAAAGCTGAAACTGGATATTATTTAGATAAGCTTAAAAATGAATTTTTATCTAGCAGATTAAAATCAATTATTTTAAGAAGTGGATCAAGCCTTAAAGAAGATGCAGCTTCAAGAGTTTTAGCACAAATGCAAAGCGACCTTGCAACACTAAGTAGATACACTAACAATGTACGTGACTTAGATATTACCGATGCCGAAGCTGCCGCAAGACATTTTGAAGCAGTTAAGAACAGATCTGCAGCAATGGGCGGAGCTCCAGGAATTATTACTGGGTTTGATGCAATTGATAAAGCATATCCTACAGGAATGGCGCCAGGACATTTAATTGTTGCTATTGGATGGCCAGGAAAAGGAAAGACATGGTTTACCTCATACTTAGCGTGTAAAGCATGGGAACAAGGATTTAAACCAATGATTGTGTCTCTTGAGATGTCACCAGAAAATATGCGTGACCGTATCTACACAATGCTAGGATCTGGAGCATTTCGTGCAAGCGATTTGTCTAAAGGAGATATTAATATTGATGATTTCCGATCATGGTCTACTAAAAAGTTTGAGGGCAAGAATAGTTTTATTCTAGTTTCTAACGAGGGTAATACAGAAGTTACTCCAGCAACAATTCAAGGAAAAATTGATCAACATAAACCAGACCTAGTAATTCTTGATTATCATCAATTGTTTAATGATAATAAGCGTTCGAACTCTGAAGTAGAACGGAATAGAAATATATCTCGTGAGTTTAAATTGTTAGCTGTATCTAATAGCATTCCGATTATTGATATTACCGCTGCAACCGCAGATGACATATCTGATCAGGATAATCCACCAATGATGAGTCAGGTGGCATGGTCTAAGGCTATCGAATATGATGCAGATATGGCTATGGCTATTCATAGATATCCAGGAACGAATATGATTGAGGTTGTATCTAGAAAAAATAGACATGGGCACGAATTTGATTTCTATCTAGACTGGGATATTAATAGGGGTATAGTCAAAGAAATTTATGAGAATTTGCCAGAACTAAACAATGACTCACAAAAAAATAAATAGGTTTCAAGTATTGGTAGAGTTTAAAGATGATTCGGACATGATTAGAATTAAAAATCAATACGAAAATCTTTTAACTCATGACATGAGATCAAAGGGATATGCCAAGGTCCTTGACATAGACCCAGCATTTTCTGTAGAATTTACAGGTGAGACATGGAAGTTTTTAATGACTTTACATGGAGTATACGTAGGAAGGAAGAAAGCATGGCTATCAGAGGGGATCTCTCAAGGAAAGTTGATTCCACGCAATATAGTCCAGCCCACATTAAGTCTATAGTAAAAAACTTAGGACTAGAAGTAGGCGGGGAAACATCTAATGACTATATGTGCTATTGCCCATTTCATTCAAATAGAAATACTCCTAGCTTTAGTGTTAGTAAAGAAAAGGGTGCTTACATTTGTTTTAACCCTTCATGTGGAGAATCTGGAACTTTAATAGAGTTAGTTAAAAAGGTATTAAGTAAAAATGACTATGAGGCAATAAGGTATGTGGCTTCAAAAGAAGCAGAAGCCTTAGAAAATTTTGATGAGGTTATGGCCAGCATGTTTGAGGATAGGCCAGAGTTTGTAGAATTTCCACAAGAAAAACTAGATAACCTATATAATGAATTGGGTTCAAGTAAGGAAGCCCAGGAATACCTTAAGTCTAGAAGTATTAATGAAGATTCTATGCATCATTTTAAATTAGGATACTCTTCTCAGCAAGACATGGTTATTGTTCCAGTTCATAGCCCAGAAGGAATACCTGTAGGGCTTGTTGGCAGATCAATATCTGAAAAGAAATTTAAGAATAGCACCAATTTACCAAGAAGCAAAACCATGTTTAATATTCATAGGGCTAAAAAAATTGGAGATCATGTGGTAGTTGTGGAGTCTAGTTTTGATGCAATACGTATTCATCAATCTGGATTTCCAAACGTAGTTGCAACTTTAGGTGGGCACATATCACAAGAGAATTTAAATTTATTAAATAGATATTTTAATAAAATAATAATTATGACAGATTCAGATGAGGCTGGCAGAGCATTAGGTAGGAATATATCTAATAAACTAAGAAACAAAGACATCTTGTGGGCTTCTTACTCTTATGGTAAGATATATCCTCACGATGCAAAAGATGCAGGAGATATGACTGAGGATGAGATTCGTTCTTGTATAAAGAATGCCGTCTCTGATATAGAATACAAATCCTGGAATTAATGATATAATAAAATAACAGATGGACATAAACCATCACAAGGAGAAAAAATGAGTATAGTAAAGGGTCTAAAAGACCTAAACAAAGCGTTGGATAAGCCAACATATAGTAGCAATGATGAAAACAAAGGTCGATGGTTTAAGATTGAAGATGGAGAAAGCGTAAAAATTCGTTTCCTTCAAGAGCTTGATCCAGACTCACCAAGTTATGATCAATCTCGTGGTTGTGGTTTTATTGCATTAGAGCATATTAATCCAAAAGATTACCGCAAAAAAGCATTAGACACAATGGAGACAGAGGGTCGTGACTGGGCACAAGAGCAACACCGTAAAGACCCAAAGGCTGGCTGGAAAGCTAGAACACGACTTTACATTAATGTATTAGTGGATGATGGCAAAGAAGAGCCATATGTAGCAATTCTTTCACAAGGAACTAGCGGAAAAACAATTACTCCTACCTTAATTGAGTATGCTGGTGAAATGGGAAGTATTACTAATTTGATGTGGAGAATCAAACGTAATGGTTCAAAAACAGATACAAGTTACACAATTATCCCATTGGCAAAAGACGAGGCACCTTTTGATTTTTCTGGATTAGATTTATTTGATCTAGAAAAGACTGCAGTGCGTCATGTAGCGTATGCAGAGCAAGAAGCTTTTTATTTGGGAGAAGGCGGACAAGAAGAAAAGTCTACTACATCTAGTAGCGTAGACTGGTAAAATAGGTTAAGGCGGAGAGTTAATGTCATTTACACATCTTCATGTGCATTCATACTATTCACTTATGGATGGCCTCAACTCTCCTGCCGAACTTGCACAAGCAGCAAAAGACGTAGGACAAACAGCATTAGCAATAACTGATCACGGAACATTGGCGTCTCATCGTGACATGCAGATAGCATGTAAAGAAATTGGCATAAAGCCAATCTTAGGTGTTGAGGCGTACATATCCCCAACAGATAGATTTGATAGATCCTCTAAAACAGACAAAAGTATTCAAGCATATAACCATATTATATTATTGGCAAAAAATAAAAAGGGATTAGAGAATATAAACATCCTTCAAGAGATTGCTTGGAATGAGGGTTTTTATCATAAGCCACGTATTGATAGAGAAGTCCTAAAAGAATATTCAGAAGGTATTATCGTTCTTTCTGGATGCCTTAATGGGCTTATTAGTAAAGCTATTGAGCGTCAAGAATTTTCGGAAGCAAAAATGGCTCTTAATGATTTTAAGAAAACTTTTGGCGAAGACTTTTACATTGAAGTTCAGTCTCATAACCCAAAAGAAATAAACGACAAACTATTAGAATTAGCAGATGAATTAAAGATTAAGCCAGTAGCCACTGGAGATGCCCATTTTGCCAAAGGGGAAGACAAGGTGTTGGAAGAGGCTATGCTTATCCTGTCTACATCCCCAAAAGCAGATAAAGAAGCAGACTTTGATATGTCCAGACAAATGCCCAATATGCTAGATAGGTTTAATTACTTATACCCAGATAGGCGTATATCCTTTCAAGACATGAATTTATTCATTCAGTCTAGAGAAGATATAGAGTCAGACTTTACTAAGACTGGTATTGTTAGAAAAGATATATATGACAACACTATGGAGATAGCCCATAAAATTGAAGAATACGATTTTAACAGGGGTCTAGACCTTCTCCCAGTCCCCAAGACCAATGCCGACCAAAAACTGTCTGAAATGGCCTTCCAGGGCCTAGAAAGGCTACGCCTGACAAGCAGCTGGCTAGGAAATGACGTATATGATCTAAGGTTGGCGGAAGAGCTAGAGGTTATAAAAGACAAGTCCTTTGCCTCATATTTTCTAGTTGTAGCGGATATGGTCAACTGGGCTAAAGAAAATAACATTATGGTGGGTCCAGGCCGTGGTTCTGCAGCAGGATCTTTAGTTTGCTATACCCTTGGAATTACGGATGTAGACCCAATTGAATATGATCTATTGTTTTTTAGGTTTATTAATCCAGAGCGTAATGACTTTCCAGATATTGATACAGATTTTGAAGACCGTCGTCGAAAAGAAGTGAAGGATTATTTAAAAAAGAAATTTAAGCATGTTGCTTCTATTTCAACCTACACTTATTTTAAAGACAAGGGTGTGGTGAGAGACGCTGCTCGTGTCTTTATGGTTCCTTTACAGGAAGTTAATCGTGCATTAAAGTCTGTAGACACATTTGAAGACTTTATCGAATCACCAAATACAAAAGAATTTAGATTAAAGTATCCAGAAGTTACTTGGCTAGCAGAAAAACTTAGAGGCAAGATTAGAAGCGTTGGAGTGCATGCTGCTGGAGTTGTCGTAGCAAAAGATGATATTAGAAAATATGCTCCAGTAGAATCTAGAGAAGATTTACAAGACAAGGTGTCTGGAAGAATTCCTGTAGTCGCATATGATATGGATACTGTTGCAGATATTGGTTTAATAAAACTAGATGCTTTAGGACTTAAAACCCTTTCTGTTATTTCAGATACCTTAAAGTCAATTAAAGATCGCACAGGTAAAGAGGTTCAATTATCTTCTTTAGACTTTAATGATCCACAAGTGTATAAGGTTCTTAGCGATGGGTATACTAAGGGAGTATTCCAGGCCGAAGCAACACCATATACCAACCTATTAATGAAAATGGGTGTAGATAAGTTTGAAGATTTAGTAGCATCTAATGCATTAGTTCGTCCAGGAGCTATGAATACTGTTGGAGCGGCCTACATTAATAGAAAGCATGGCAAGGAAGCGGTTGATTATACACATGCCAAGATGAGGCCTTTTACAGAAAATACATACGGTGTTATCATATATCAAGAGCAGGTTATGCAGGCTTGTGTACACCTAGGAGGGATGTCTTGGTCAGAGGCTGATAAGGTCCGCAAGATTATTGGTAAGAAAAAAGATGCAAAAGAATTTGACCAGTTCAAAGATAAATTTATTGCTGGGGCTTCAGAGTACATTACTGAAAAGAAAGCCAAGACCCTTTGGCAAAATTTCGAAGCTCACGCAGGTTATTCTTTTAATCGTTCTCACGCTGTTGCTTATTCCATGCTTAGTTATTATACGGCTTGGCTTAAAAATTACTACCCGCTTGAATTTATGTTTTCAATACTTAAAAACGAAAACGATAAAGATGCTAGGACAGAGTATTTAATTGAAGCAAAACGCCTTGGACTAAAAGTATTACTTCCTCACATCAATGAGTCTGACCTGTATTTTTCTTTACAAGAGGGTGCAATTAGATTCGGTTTGGCAGAAGTAAAATTTATATCAGATAGTATTGCAAATAAGATTATTGAAAGGAGACCTTATGAATCTTATGGAAACTTTATTGAGAAAGCCTCGAAAAAGGGAAGTGGCATTAATAGTAGGGCCGTTAGTGCTCTTAATGCTATTGGTGGTGCTGCCTTTGATGATAATCAGAGGAGTGGCAAAGAGAAAGAAAACTACTACGAGTATTTAGGTATACCGACATTTAATTTAGATCTTCCTCCAAGAATTAAAGCTCAAGCAAGACCTATTCAAGATTTTGATGATTTAGGTTCATTTGTAATGTTTGGTATGGTTAAAAATATTAAACGAGGAACTGGCTGGGCGAGGGTAGAGCTGGTTGATGAGACTGGATCAATAGGGTTATTTCATCATGAACAAACACAAATAGAAACAAATCAAATGTATTTTATTTTAGTAGGAGATAATCGAATTGCTCGATATATCAAGGTGTCAGATATAAATCCAAATGGCTCAGATCTTTTTGTAGACTATTTATATAGAAAAGAGTACGATCTTGCAGAAGATGAATATATGGTTCTTAACCATACTCCATACAAAACTAAAGCTGGCAAGATGATGGCACACCTAGTATTTACTAATAAAGACAAAGAGTTAACTAGAGCTATTGCATTTCCTACAATGTATAAGATGGCTTTGGCTAAATTAAGAGAAGGAATGAAGTGCAAAATTACATTGTCTAAATTAGATGATGGTACGTTAATGGTTAAGGAAATAAAATGACAGAGGATATAGAGCAAATAGTTGCTTCAATTAGTATGAATCAAGTACTTGTGGCAATATTAGAAGAGCATAAAAAAATAACTGTGCCTACTCTTAAATTTTTAGAATCTAAAGTGTCAAACAAAGAGTTGGTGATTGATTATCAAGAAGATGGGCCATCATTTACATTTAGCTTAAGGGAGATTGATGAAAACGTTTGATGTGATAACAGAATATGGGCTAGATGCTTTATCAGCAATTCTTCATGAAAGTGCAAAAGAGAAGGGATTTTGGGATGGCGAATATACAAACGATAAGGTTGGAAATAAGTTAGCCTTAGTTCATTCTGAAGTTACTGAAATTTTAGAGGCCATAAGAAAAAGCCATGGATCAGAAAAAATAGTAGAGGAAATGGCAGATGTTATTATTCGTCTTTTAGATATTTATGCGGCAATGAGGAATGAAGAAGAAATTTTACACAGTCTTGATGAAGTCTTGGAGGCCAAAATTAATAAAAATAAAGAACGGCCAAGGCTTCACGGGAACTTATTTTAATGATATACTAGGGTAAAAGAAAGAGTATAATGACAATTTTAATAGATGACGTATTGGCAAAATTAGATCCAAAAACAAGAGCGAGAGTTCAATCAGCAGTAGATGTTGAAATACATAAGCAAAAAACGCCAAGTATTGGTTTAAACCTAGCATTGCATGGCGGATTAGGATATGGCAGACAGGCTCTTGTATGGGGTAATAAGTCTGCTGGAAAATCTTCTTTTTGCTTACAAATGATTGCATTGGCTCAAAAAGAGGGAAAGACTTGTGCGTGGATCGATGCTGAGCATTCATATTCACCAGAGTGGGCAGAACAATTAGGAGTTGATTCATCTAAGTTAATTTACTCTCCAGCAAAAACAGTAAACGATATGGTAGATGTAGCAGCAAAATTAATGGAAGCAGAAATAGATTTAATTGTAGTAGATTCCATATCCGCTTTGCTGCCAGCTATTTATTTTGAAAAAGATGGAAATGAAATGAAAGATTTGCAAGATACAAAACAAATCGGCGCTGAAGCAAAGGATATGACCCACGCAGTCAAAATGCTAAACTATGCAAACAAAAACACACTTCTTGTTCTTATCTCACAACAAAGAAACCAGTTTGGCTCAATGCATGCTAGCCACATCCCAACAGGGGGAATGGCCGTCAAATTCTTTTCGTCAACTGTTATCAAACTTTGGTCCTCAGAGGCTGAAGCAAATGCTATTAAATCGGGCGTTAAGGTTGGCGACAAAATTATTGAACAGAGAGTCGGAAGACCAGTTAATTGGATTATTGATTACAACAAACTTGGACCCCCTAATCTTTCAGGGCAGTATGACTTCTATTACCAAGGAGACGTACTTGGGGTCGATAGGGTCGGAGAAACTCTTGACGTTGCAGAAATGTGCGGAATTGTTGAAAAGGGTGGAGCTTGGTATACAGTCAATGGGGAAAGATTCCAAGGACGTGCAAAAGCAGTTGCGTACCTTAAAGAAAATCCAAAAATTGTTGAAAAATTAATTGAGGAAATTAATGCCAAATATTAATGAATTTATTGGACCATTCCCAGAGAAAGTTTTTAAAAAAGAATTAGAAAAAATAGGAGGGGCTAAGCCCTGTTCTAGATGTGAATCAGATTCAACAGAAACATTTTGGGACCCAATTCAATTAATAATGTCTTGGACATGCATTAATGGACATGCAAATACCTTTAAGGTTAACTGATGTCAGAAAGATCAGAAATAAAACGTGATAAAGCAAAGGCTCAAAAGAATAGTGGTAGAGGGTCTTATCAAAAAGGAGATTCTCAATGGAAAGATTTTGTTGTTGACTACAAAGAATATTCTAAATCAATATCTATTTCTCAATCAATTTGGGCAAAAATTTGCACAGATACATTTAAAGTAAGTAGAGATAAATATCCAGTACTTAAAATAATTTTAGGACAGGATAATAAAAAAACTAGGCTTGCAGTAATAGAATGGGCTTTGCTGGAACAACTAATAGAGAGCTGGGAAAAAAATAATGGGATCAAATAATAAAATACCCTTTAATAAAACAATTATTAAAAATGGTAGAATTATAAGGCTTAGAAAAGATGGTACTGTAAAGGCCGATCTTGGACCATATAAAACAAAAAGGGATAAGTAGTGGAAGACAAAAATACATTAGAGCTAATTAACTCGATTACAGAGTTTAATGATCTTCATGAATACATGAGCGATGAGCAATTAGATAAGGCACTAGCCATTGTTGTAAAATTATTAATGAATCCAGATGTTCCATCCGCCAAAGCCCCTTATTTAATTATAGAGCTTCAAGCAATGTCTACTAAATTTTCTATGATGGCATCAGTATATTCTACTATTGCTAAAGATAAAGCGGGAACAGTAAATAATAACAAAAAGAACATTTATTATTCAGCAAAAGAGTCTATAGATAAGCTTGTAGATGCATTAAAATATGTAGTTAGGTATAGTTCCTGATGGGTAGAGACATAGTTAAAAATCTTAAATTTAAAAAACATTCAGGTAAATATTTTGATCCAGAAAGATTTGCTCAACTATTAGATGAATCCTATCGAAATACAAAACGTGCAGACGGAGAGATGACAAAAAAGTCATTTAGTCCTAGCTCCCTTGGATACGGACACGGAACCTGCCCAAGATATTGGTATATGGCATTTAGTGGCGCAATGTTTATTGACGATAATGATGCGGTGGCTGTTGCCAACATGGCTCAAGGTACTCAGGCACACGAAAGATTACAAAAATTAATTGCCACTATGCCAGAGTTTAAAGACCAAGAACAAGAAATAATTAATGAGTACCCCCCTGTCAGGGGATTTATAGATTTAATTATGGAATATGATAATGAAACCGTAATTGGTGAAATTAAAACAGCTAAGCAAGAAGTTTGGGATGGGCGGCAGGCAGAAATGAAACCTACAGCAAATCACCTACTTCAGTTGCTTACTTATATGAAATTAAAGAATGCTAAAGAGGGTTTCTTTTTATATGAAAATAAAAATACTCAAGAGTTAATAGTAATTCCAATTTCAATGAATGAAAGGAATACTGAGATAATTGAAGAAGCATTTACATGGATGTGTGAAGTTTGGGATAACTTTAAAGATGGGGACCTTCCAATGCGTCCATCAGGGGCATCTAAGTCTAAAATGCCATGCACGTACTGTCCAGTCAAAAAGGAATGCTACGCTGGATTATTAGGTACAGTTCAAATTGAGTCGTACAAGGTGCCAAAATTATGAAATGTTCAAATTCAGAATGTGCTAAAAACTTTAATCCTAAAACTCATAACCAAAAGTATTGTTCAGATGAGTGTTGTAGAATAGCAACTAATCGTAGGATTATGGAAAAGTATTATGAAAAGAAAGCTATTAAAAATGGTGCTCCAAGGACATGTAAAAAATGTAAAACAAAGTTAAGTAGATATAATCAAAACGAAGTATGCTCTACTTGTGAAAAGAAAATTGCTATTGATAGTAAAAATGCAATATGGAGTATACTAAGTGAACTTGGCTAATCTCGTAAAGACACAAGCAAACAAAGTATTAGGCATTGACGCATCCACCAACTCTGTAGCATTTTGTTTGATGGAAAATGATAAGCCTATTAAATGGGGTAAAATAGAATTTGTTGGAGCAGACATATTTGAAAAAATACATGATGCTAAAAATAAAATGCATGCTATGCTAGATCAATTAAAGTCAGATTATATTGTTGTGGAAGGTGCCATACTTGTCAGGTCACCTGATGCTGTGATAAAATTATCTTATGTTTATGGCGTTGTAATTGCCGAACTTATGTCGACAGGAGCAAAAGTGATAACAATATCTCCAAGTTCTTGGCAGGCATACATAGGAAATAAAAATCCTACTAAAGATGAGAAGGAGGCAATTAGAATTAAAAGTCCAGGATACGCAGACTCTTGGTATAAAACTCAATTGAGAAATATGCGTAAACAAAGAACTGTAGACTATTTTAATAAAAAATATAAATTATCATTAACAGATTTTGATGTGGCAGATGCCTTTGGCATTGCTCATTATTCTAATCAGGTATTAACTAAAAGATGAATTGTGAACATGTGTACAAAGATCTTGGTCCAGGGCCGTGTCCTAAATGCGGACTGCAAACACATACTATAGACTGGAGTCTTCAAAACAAAATGATGAATCAGTGGCACATAGATAATCCAGATGCTCAGTATGAGGGCTGGATGTCTATATGAAATTATACCAAAGCCATCCTTGGCTATATAGAAGATACACTGTTCAAAAGAAAACTGTTACCGAGATTGCTGCAGAATGTAATGTCTCGGCCATGACAATACAGAGATATCTAGAAAAGTTTGGATTAATTAAAAAGAGATGAATATAGCATACAAGCTTTTCCATTTGCCCAGAGACCATGATAGAAATAAATTGGTTGAAAACTCTCATTCTGTTTTGCTTAAAAATATAAAAATATTAGACACCGATACAATTAAAATATCATCATATGATGACTATGTTAAATTTAAAGATAGCCACCCAGATTTTAATATAAATATAAATGGATATAATTTACATAATGAGCAGGGTTGGAGATATGGGGAAGTTGGTATTTGGGCTAGTAATTGGTTAGCATGGAAAAATTTTATTAATTCTGACTATGACTATTTAATTTTAATGGAAGATGATATAGTCATATATGATAATTTTTTTGAAAAAATAAATACTTATATTAAAGAATGCCCAGAAGATTTTGATGCCTTGCATATATTCTCACCAACAGATCAGGATTATAAACATAATATATTATTAAACATATCTAAAAACATATGCTCATCTTACCAAGATTGGTCATGTGCTTGTTATATAATAAATAAAGGTGGGGCTAAAAGAATGTTAGATTTATCTAGTAAAGGTATTAATCTTCCATTAGACTGGTTTATGTTTAGACAAAAAAATTTATTAAATGTATATACAATTAATCCAAATATAAGTAAGATATGTACAATAGAAGAAGTTGAATCAACATTTCAATTAAAAGAAAGCAGGAAGATACTAAATGGGATACTCTGATCCAGAAAATAAACCATGGGCTCAACAAAAAATATCTGAAATAGATCCAAAACTTATTCTAGATGTTGGTGCTGGGCAAGGTGTGTACCTTAACTTAATTAGGGCGGCACTGCCAGAAGATGTTCAGGTCCATGCCGTAGAAGTTTGGGAGCCATATATAAAAGAATTTAATTTATACAATAGATACGATAAAGTATTTCATAAAGATGTTAGAGATATAGAAAATTTTGAGTATGATTTAGTCATACTTGGAGATATTTTAGAGCATATGTCAGAAGAGGATGCAGTAAAAGTTTGGGATAGAATATCTAAAGATGCCAAATACGCAATTATATCTATTCCTATTATTCATTATCACCAAGATGCTATCAATGGAAATCCGTATGAAGTTCATGTAGAAGAAGATTGGGATTCAGAAAGAGTTTTAAAAACCTTTAAAGGAATTAAAGAGCACAAAGAATTTGCCGTAACAGGAACATTTGTTGCTAAGTTTGATAATGAATTTATTCCAAAAACTATTTGGCAAACCTATAAAGACCCATTTGTTGATTTACAGCCTTACATGCTTGAGTCTATAAATACCTGGAAGTCTTTAAATCCAGATTACGAATATAAATATATGGACGATAATCAATGTAGAGAATTTATATTAAAAGAATACGGACAGGATTGGCTAGATATATTTAATTCTGTACCAGTAGGCGTAATGCGTGGCGATTTGTGGAGGTACATGATTATATATAAATACG